GATGACCGCCTCCGCTTTGGGGCTGCATCAGAAGCTGATTAAGCAGAACGGCGACAAATTCGTCGGCACTGATGATTACTGGCGAAGCGTTGACGAAACAATGCGCCGTCGATTCCCTGAGTATTTCGGGGAGCAAGAACAACCGGCTGACGGGGGCGGCAAGCCCGTTACGCGCAACGAAACTAAGCCAGCCACGGTAGTTGCACCGGCTTCTCGCAGTACATCCTCCAAAAAGATCGTACTGAAACAATCACAGGTTCTTCTTGCGAAGAAATTGGGTTTAACCCCCGAGCAATATGCCCGGGAAATGAGAAAGTTGGAGAACTAAAATGGCCGAGACTAGACTTGCACGCGAACTTGAAAGCCGTACCCTGACCGAGCGTCCCAAATCATGGCAGCCAGCTTCGGCTCTGCCTGAACCGGACAAACAGCCCGGATATGCGTACCGGTGGATTCGTGTTTCGAACCTGAATGTAGCCGACCCTAGCAATGTGTCTGCGAAGATGCGCGAAGGTTGGGAACCAGTAAAGGTCGAAGAACAGCCCAAGTTCCATATGATGGTAGACCCCAATAGTCGTTTTAAGAACAACATTGAGGTTGGTGGGTTGTTGCTCTGCAAGATTCCCGAGGAGTTCATGGTTCAGCGCAGCGAGCATTTCGCCAAGATGAACCGAGATCAAATCGAGTCGGTAGACAATAACTTTATGCGCGAGAACAACCCGAAGATGCCCCTTTTTAGCGAAAGGAAGTCTTCGTCCTCGTTTGGCAAAGGCAAATAACTAGGAGAAAATAATGGCATACCCTTCCGTTACGGCCCCGTATGGGCTTCTTCCGATCAACTTGATCGGCGGGCAGGTCTTTGCTGGTGCTACCCGCCAGATTCCGATTGCTTCTAACTCCGCGACTGCCATCTTTTATGGTGACATCGTGAAGCTGGCGAGCACCGGTCTTCTGGTTCAGGACACTGGTACCGACGCTGCTACTCCCGTTGGCGTTCTTCTTGGCGTGTCCTATACGGACCCGACCTATGGAAAGACGTTCCGTCAGTACTACCCCGGCGCTGTCAATGCTTCGGACATCGTTGCCTTCGTGGCGGATGACCCGGACCAGCTGTTTAAGGCCGCTGTGGTGTCTGGCACCACTGTTGTTTCCTACGTTAACCGTACCAACGTCGGCAACAACGCTATTCTGGTTCAGAACGTTGGTTCCACAATCACTGGTAACTCTGCGGTAGCTCTTCTGGCTACTACGGCTACTACCAACACCTACCCGGTGCGTATCATCGACGTAATCCCGGACACCGCCATTGCGGGTAATCCCGGTTCTTACACCGAAGTGATTGTTAAGTGGAATGAGCCCACAACCGGTGCTGCTGGCGGTCATCAGTACCGTCAGGCTACTGGTATTTAAGGAGAACATGACAAATGGCTATTTCACGCGCACAGCTACTTAAGGAACTTCTGCCCGGTCTGAACGCCTTGTTCGGTCTGGAATATGCTCGTTACGGCGAAGAGCATAAGGAAATCTTTGATCTTGAGACTTCGGAACGTTCGTTCGAAGAAGAAACCAAGCTGTCGGGCTTCTCCGCTGCTCCGGTTAAGAACGAAGGTTCTGCCATTGCGTATGACAATGCGCAGGAAGTCTTCACTGCCCGCTATAACCACGAGACGATTGCTCTTGGTTTCTCGCTTACAGAAGAAGCCATTGAGGACAACCTCTATGACTCCCTGTCCGCGCGTTACACCAAGGCTTTGGCCCGTGCCATGGCGTATACCAAGCAGACCAAGGGCGCTGCGGTTCTGAATAACGGCTTCAGCTCCTCCTATAAGGGTGGTGATGGTGTTGCTCTGTTCAGTGCTTCGCATCCGTTGGTTTCCGGTGGTACCAACTCCAACGTTCCGACCACTCCTGCCGACTTGAATGAAACCAGCCTAGAAGCTGCCGTAATTCAGATCGCCGGTTGGGTGGATGAACGCGGCCTGCTGATCGCGGCAAAGCCGAAGAAGTTGATTATCCCGCCGAGCCTGATGTTCGTTGCGACCCGTTTGCTGGAAACCGAACTTCGCGTCGGCACTTCCGATAACGATATCAACGCTCTGAAGAGCAATGGTTCGATCCCGGATGGTTACACTGTTAACCACTTCTTGACCGACACCAATGCTTGGTTCCTGTCCACGGACGTTCCGAATGGTCTGAAGATGTTCACCCGCGCTCCGTTGACCCAGTCAATGGATGGAGACTTCGATACCGGGAATGTTCGTTACAAGAGCCGCGAGCGTTATTCGTTCGGCTGGTCCGATCCGCTGGGCATGTTCGGTTCGTCTGGTTCGACGTAAGCAAGATTAGGGGGAAGGGGATAAAACCCCTTCCCTTTTTTCTAATAGCCTGTATGTTTTGATGATCTAGGGTCCTTCACCCGCACCGACTGTCCTAGCAGACGTTGTAGAGACGGTGTGGGAATGTGCTACAACACGGAGAATTTCAATGGCTTTGGCTACTTTTCAGGGTCCAATCCGTTCGCTGAACGGTTTCTATACGCAGGGTCCCGGCGCGGTTATTAACCTGCCCGACAACACGAATACCATTACGCTGGATGTCCCCACCTATGCTGGGCGTATCATCCGCACCAACGACGCGACTCTGGTTATCACCCTGCCGACGCTCAATGCCACGGCTGACCCGGTTTCGTCCGGTCCCGGTAGCGACCCTAACACCTTGAATAACATGGGTGTTTCCTTCACTTTTGCGCTCCAGACCGCTGCCACGACTTGGAAGGTCATTACTGCAGCTTCGCAGTACCTGCTCGGTTCCACGCTGGTTTTTGATGCGTCGGGTGTGACGACCAGTTTTCCGGCTAACGGCACTTCCATCCGCTCGGTTAACCTGAATGGCACGACCACGGGCGGCGTTGCTGGCTCCTACGTCACATTCACGGCGCTGAACTCCACCCAGTGGCTTGTTTCGGGTGTGGTAATCGGCTCGGGCACCATCGCAACACCGTTCGCCGCCTCGTAACAGGAGGCCAGAATGGCTATGCAAACAGATGTCTTTGCGACTGCGGCACTAACTACAACGGGGGTCTTTACCAATCAGGTTCCCGCCACCTTAAGCCGCTGCCGTATCAAGGGTGCCTATATTGTCTGCGGTGCATCTGCGGGTAGTGTGGCTATCACGGACGGTAGTGGCGGTCCTACGTTGGTTACTTTCAATTCCCCCACTGCGGCCAACGCTGGCGCTATTACCGTGCTTATTCCCGGCGAAGGTATTCTTGCCTCGACAGGTCCGTACGGTACGGTAACAAACACGGCGTCTATCGTACTTTTCTACGGGTGATGTTGTGGCAGCAACCAAGGGTTACGAACTAGCGGGAAGGCGTCTCTTCATCGCCCTGCCAGCCTACGATTTCAAGGTATCCTTGAAGTTGGCAGTGTCGTTGGCTAGCTTTGCCCAGTCCGCTGGTCAGCATGGTATCAGCATCCAGATCGGCAGTATTTGCGGTTGTTCGGTGGTTTCCCGGGCCCGTAATTTACTTGCCGCTGATCTTTTAGAGTCCGACTGCACGGACCTGCTCTTCATTGATTCTGACATTAACTTCGAACCGGACGACGTTTTCCGGCTTATGGCTTGGTCTTCGGACCCTAAGAAGGGCATCGTTGCCGGTGTTCCTCGCACGCGCAGCACAGACAAGGTCTACATTACTGACCTAGATTATGACGAGAACGGTGAGCTGACCATGAACGGCATGGGCCTAGTCCGTGCGAAGCGGGTGGCTACTGCCTTTATGCTGATACGCCGCGAAGTCTTTGAAGTTCTGTCTTCCAAGCACCCCGAGTGGGAATACGACGACAAGCGGTCCAACCGCCGCCTGAACGCCATGTTTGACTTCAAGGTGACCGACGAGGGCTACATGGGGGAGGACTTCCTCTTCTGTGACCGCGCCCGGGCCGAAGGCTTCGAAGTCTGGATCGACCCTACCATCAAGCTGGGTCACATGGGCGTGCAGGAGTACAAGGGCGACTTTGGCGGCGACGTGCTCTACCCCATGATAGTTCCTGTCCAGAAGGTGTCCAATGGCTAAGTCCCCGGCTTGGACGCGCAAGGAAGGCAAGAACCCCAAGGGCGGTCTGAACGCCAAAGGCCGAGCTTCCTACAACGCCGCCAACCCCGGGAAACCCGGCCTGAAGCGCCCCCAGCCTGAAGGTGGTAGCCGTAAGAAGTCATTTTGTGCCCGGATGTCCGGGATGAAGAAAAAGCTCACTAGCGCCAAAACCGCTAACGACCCCAATAGCCGCATAAATAAGAGCCTACGGGCGTGGAAATGTTGACATGGAAATGATGATTTGGAACATTATTTTGAGCGCTATCGT